ATTTTTCAGACCTTCACTGATTGGCGGCGTGGTGCGTCCATCGAAACGCGGTCCTGGCTCTTGTAGTTTTCGAGGCGGATGTGGGCCTTCCATTTGCGCTTGAGGTAGCGCTTCTCGGTGGCAATGCGTTCCTCACTGCGAAACAAGCTGTTGCCCCCAAGGTTCTTGTCGCGCTCTTGCACGAAACAGAACCTCGCTTCGTTCCAGACAAGGCGGTTGTCCATCAACTCCTGGAGCGTGGCATCGATGTCGCACTTGCACTTGAGAAGCTCGTCCCACTTCGGTACGCCGCCATTCTCATCGCGCACCACACCCACAGCCCCGCCGACCCAATGGTTCACGCCAAACGGATCATTGCGTTGAAGGAGCCTGGGATCGCTTCGTTGGTGCCAGCCAAACAAACGGGCCCCTGCCCCACGCGCTGACCATGCCGAGTTCTCGATCATCGCTTGGGTTTCTTCGATCGACAGTTTTCTACACCTGAGGCTGACCATGCAGACGCAGGCTGAAATGTCATCGTCGAGCATGACGATCGCATCATCAGTGAAGTGTTTCAAAACCCAGTTCCTCACCGCGCTGATGCCGGCAATCTCATCGGGAATGGTTTCAATCTCCAACCCGGTGTGGGCGTAATGTTCAGCTTCGCTTGCGGGAACCAGCAGCGTTGCCGTGGGAAACAACTTGTGGCTCGTGATCGAGCGGCTCCGGCTTCGGCTTAGAATCAAGAGCCTGAGTTTCAGCGGGCGCAATTCCGGCCATGCTGGCACGGCGGCAGAGTTCGAGGAGTCGTTTTCCATGGATAACACGGCCGAGGCCGATTTTTTTGGTTCTGCGGGTGATGGAGTAGTCAACCTCTCCCACCCCCATCAGTTGGAGTGCCTGCATCCAGTCACGCAGGTCGTGGAACATGAAGACGAGGTAGTCGTGGTGTTCGAACGCCTGGCATTCCATGCGTGGAATCATTTCCATTTCGTCCTCCGGGTTGGCGGCTTCGTCCATGAGCTTGCGGATCTCATCGTCCATGAATCCGGTGAGCTCGAGGTCGAAGCTTGGATCGGATTCGCCAATCGATTTGAGAACCCGGCGCAATTCGTCCTCATCGAGTTCGGCCAATTCCGACAGGCGGTTGTCGGCCAGAAGATCGGCAAGCTCCTCCGCCTCACTTGCATAGTCCTGCTCATCCACTGGGATTGTTTCGCACCCAATCAAAAGTGCGGCCTCCAAGCGGCCATGCCCCCGAACAATCAGCCCGGAGCGCTTGGATACGGTGACGGGATTGCGCCACCCCTGCTCCTGGATGATCGACGCGAGAAGTTGGATTTGGTGGGCGCTGTGGCGGTTCGGGTTAACCGGGTTGGGTTTCAGCGTGTTGGGATCAAGGAGGCGAGTGTGGGCGCAATGCACGGGAATGCTCATGCCCCCTGCCCCGCCGTCAACTATAGCCCCCGGACCCTTGACACTGCACAGGCGTTCATTCCTAGTCGGGGCCGCAAGCGGAGCAGCTTGAATTCAACTGGTACGACCATCGTAGCAAGGCGGAAAAAATGACAGACCACGAAATCAAACTGGAATTCATCCGTCTTTCCCCAGAGGGCAGCCGATTGCAGGTCAAAACGATTTCATGGGATGGTCAGGACCCCACGGAAGCATGGCTTGATTACGAGCGCATTTCTAAAGATGCGAGTCCAGCCGCTGTCGATGCGGCGATGAACAAGGCATTGGCCGACGAACGATATTTCAGCCGATGCCAAAAGTGCCAAACGCTCAACCCAATCGGCTGGATGAACGATTCAGGGATTTGTCAGAGCTGCGCTGAGCAATTTTTGGGCATTGCGTATTGATGTCGAGTTGACGAGTCGGCAAGCGGCGGATGGATGCCGTTTCCCCTGACATTGCCAAAAAGCTCCTTTCTCGCGACTTCGCCAACCTGATTGGCAGGGTCCAGAAAGGCGGCAAGCTGACTCGTACAGAACGCGCCATGCTGCAATCCATGGCCACTGGCAGCGGAGCGGCCCCAAGCACTGCATCCAGCTATGTGGAACTTGCTGCCGTGCTGGGCGTGACACGCCAGTCGATCAATACATGGAAAAAGCGTAAGGACTCGCCAAAGCCAGCCTCCAACGGCATGCATGATGTGTCGGAGTGGAAGGAGTTCATGCGTCAAAACGAACTCAAGGGTGGCGAGCCACTCACTCAAGATGGCGCCGACATCGAAACATCGCTCAAGGCAAGGAAGCTGCTCGCTGAGGTGGAAGAGCGGGAATTGCGCGTAGGAATCAAGCGCGGTGACTATGTGGCGGTGGAGGAAGTTCGCCAGACATGGACGGAATTCGTTGCGCAGGCAAAAGCCATGCTTCGCAAGAAATTCGAGCAGGAACTCCCGCCGATCCTATCGGGCCTCGACGCCACCGGCATCCAGGAGGAATCACGGCGGGCCATCGATGAAGTTTTGTCCATCCTGCACCAAGGCGAATGAAATCAGTCGAACCGGCACACTCGAAGTTGCGAGGGATCTGGCGTGATGCATGGCGTCCACCAGATCGCCGCCCCCCATGGGCGTGGTGTGAGGACCACATTTCCTCCATTCCCTATTCACCGATTCCCGGTCGTTTCCGCTCGGCCAACTCACCATGGATGCGTGAGCCGATGGAGGCGCTGGTGGATCCAAAAATTCGAATCGTGAGCATCATCGCTGCCATTCAGAGCGGTAAAACCAGCGTTGGGGAATTCGGCCTTGCCCACATCATCGCCAACCATCCGGGGCCAACGCTGTGGCTCGATCAAACCGATGACGATGCCAAGGACCAGAGTGAAAGCAGGCTCCAGAAGCTCTTTGACGAATGCCAGCCGGTGAAATCCCTCTACCCGGCCAACCGCCACAAAAGGAGGCTTTCGACAATCCACTTCAACAACGGCATGACGCTCTGGGTGTTGGGGGCGCACAACAAGACCAACCTCCAACGCCGCTCGATCCGTTGGCTTATTTGCGATGAAACATGGCGATACCCGCAGGGGCACATGACCGAGGCCGAAGCCCGCGTCACCGCATTTGGTTGGCTCGGCAAGTGCCTCTTCATGAGCCAAGGCGGAGAGGAAGACGACGACACCCACCGCAAGTTTGAAACCACCGACATGCGCGAGTGGACATTTGCTTGCCCGCATTGCCATCACCGACAGCCGTGGAAATGGGAGCAAATCGAATGGAGCAAGGACGCACGCGACGAATCAGGCGAGTGGGATTTCCAAAAAGTGCGCGAAACCACATCGATGCGATGCGAATCGTGCAACCACTACTTCGAGGATAGCGATAGGTCGCGTCGTGAACTCAACCTCACCGGGAAGTATGTGGCGACAAACCCCAACGCCACGAAGGAAAATGCCGGGTTCCATTGGAATGCCCTATGCGCCATGAGCTGGGGCCGCTTGGCCGAACTTTATCTCCGGGCCAAAGCTGCTGCCAGACGGGGTGATGTGAGCCTCATCCAGCAGTTCTATCAAAAGCGTCTTGCCCTCGCATGGCGGGAATACCTCGAGGACTACAAGCTCGACATCGTGCCGGGCGGCTACCTCAAAGGTGAGTCATGGGATGGCGAGGCCGGCGTGGATGCGCATGGGCGCTTGGTGCCGTCAGGACAAACATCAGCCTGCCCATTGCGGATCCTCACCGTGGACTGCCAAATGGACCACATGTTTCTCGTCGTTCGGGCATGGGCCGAGGATGGATCAAGCCGCCTGATTTGGGACGAGCGTGTGCTTACCTACACCGATGTCGCCAGCGTCCAGGAGAGATTCGGCGTTCATCCCAACCTGGTTTTCATTGATGCCGGATATGCCACCTACGATGTCTACCGCGAATGCGCATCACATGGATGGACCGCACTCATGGGCGACAAGCGGGCGACATTCACGCACAAGGTGAAAGGCCGCAAGTCGATCGAACGCTTTTATTCACCTCGCCGCAAAGTGGTCCTCGGCCGCGGACAGAGCTGCTCGGTGTTTTATTGGAGCAACCTCAACATCAAGGACACGCTTGCCCGACTTCGCCGCAATCAAAACCCGGACAATGGCCCGGTCTGGGAGGTGCCAGACGACATCGATGAAGAATACCTCGCCCAAATGGAAAGCGAACACCGCATCAAAAAAAGCGGCAAATGGATGTGGGAGAGAATCGGATCTCGACCCAACCACCTGTTTGACTGCGAGGCCATGCAGGTCGCCGCCGCCACCATGCTCAAGATCGTCGGAAGAGAGTCACAATCTTCCGTTCAACCCGAACCACCCGAAGACGTCGCATGACGCCGCTGATCAGATCGATCTCTTGGCCCCGTCTGATCGCCGTCCTCCGTTGACACAGTTGGCCATTGCATGGCGCGAGGATTATTCGTCACAGGTTTCACCGTAGCGGAGGTGCTCGCCATACAGAGCCGTGCCAAATCGCTCCTGCTGGATGGCAAGACGATCATGAGTTGGAACGATTCGGACACGA